AGTAAACGCGCCAGTGTTTGGCGTAGTGTTACCAATAGGTGTTGGCGAACTTAGCGCAGTGGCTAATCCAGCAGAATCAAGTGGGGCGCTGATGTTGTCCACGGTGTACAGCAAGACATCCGCAGATGTATATACGCTGAACTTGTACGAGGCTGATCCTAACCAAATATTAGCCTGCCCCAGTGAATTCAATATGATTGGGTTTGTGTTGGCTGTACCAGCACCAGCGTCGGTATAGGTTGCTAATGGAGTTGTTGTACCAGCAGAGTAGGTGTAAATCTTGCCACCGACTAACGGCGCGCCATCGCTACCGTAAATCTGTTGTTTAGGGGTGGGGGTCAGTGATGCCATTTTTTAATCCTTGCGTGATAATACTATGGCCGGCCAGGCAGCATGTTATTAAGTTCAACTCGGTAACGCAGTTTGTTTTGATCTGCGGGCGATTGTGCTGCTGCTGTAGCAGCGGGCTTGGCCAACTGATTTATGACTGCATTTGTGGGGCCTTTGCTAACTTGACGCGCCATAGCTTTTTCAATGGCGTCAGCAGCAAGAGCTGGGCTAGACATTTCACGGGCCAACTCTAGTGCCACCTTATCGTCCATTTGACCAGACAAACGCTTGACAACGTTGTTGAAAATTGTGATGGGTGTACTGAGCAAATGAGGAAACGGCAAACCACTTTGCGACGCAGCTTCAGTAGCCGAACCTTTGCCGGTTGGGCCAGCAGGACGGCCAGCTCTAGCTAAACGTTCATACTCAGCAGCACGCGCTAAATCATCGCGCACGGCGTTGACTGCTTGCAACTGGCGAGGAGTCATGCCCGTAGTTAAGTCTGCAATTCGCTGTTCAATTGCTAAGGCGTTAGAACCAGGCGGCAAGGGGGGTGCCAGCTTGTTGCCACTAGCGTCAGCCATTTCACGAATTTTAGCCAAGCGCTGCGCGTCTTTGCCGATGACGTCGAAACGCTGGGCCAAGTTCATGCCGGCGTCGTCCATGATGGTAATCGGATTGCCGTAATCTTTCATAAACTTAGCGTGCTTGGCTGCGCTCACTTCGCCGGTCACTGCGTCGGTTACCTTTTGGCGGTACAAATCTTCAATGCCTGTACGGGCGGTTTTCATGGCATCAACATTTTTTCCAAACATGTCAACAAACTGACCGGCTTCGCGTTCACCCTTGGGTTGAAAAAACTTGGTGATGACATCGTCTGCATTTAGCTTAGGCTCATTCAAAGACGTCTGCTTGAACAGGTTGGCATTGACGCCGGTTTTGAAGCGGGGTACAAACTCAGTACGATACAAGTTGACCGCGTCAGCGTACGCTGTTTTAGCTGCTTCTGGTAAGGCTTTGCTGTCGCCGATAGCTGCATCAATAGCTTTGTGCAACTCATTCAAATTGCGCAATGTTGAGCTAGCTGTCGGGTTCATTGACGATTTGGCCGCAGCAATGTCAGCGTTGATGGCTTTACGAACATCATCAAGCTGTTGTAAGGTTGCTTCCGGAGGTGTTGTAATTTCTTCAGTAGACTTAATTAACCTTGACGACACTTTACCTTTGCCAACCGGTACTTCAGGCGCAGGTTTTGGTTTGAAAGACAAAAGTTTGCGCACTGTTTCGGGTGCTGTTTCAGACGCAAAGTCTGACAGCTTACGGCCAAGGATAGATTCGGCTTGATTAACGACGTTGCTTACGTCAATCTTAGCGTCGCCGGCTTCAGTAAATGCTTTTTGATACGCAGGCTCAATAACGCCTTTTTTGACTGCGTCGCGCTCAATCTTGGCCGACGCCAACAATGATTCGCCTAGCTCGCGAGGTGTAGGCGCCTCGCCAAACGCGTTGTCAATCTTGGCTTTGACTTTGTCAATGACGCGTTGAAAACGCTCGCCCACACGGCCTTCTTGGGCTAAGCGGGCTTGATTAGACTGCGCTGCTTGCGTAGCGTAATCGGTTGCTGCGCCTGGCACTTCTTTGAGCTTTTCTTGCAAAGCAGAAAAACGCGCGCTGCCGACGGGCGCCGCAACTTCGCCGGCCGTGGGGGCTGAGCCTGGCACGATCACGGCGCTCTTATCACGCAACGCGTTAACAATTTCTTTACCTTTGCCTTCAACGGCATCCAACAAGGTGTTGCCTTTGATGTCCATCAATCGGTTTACGGCAGCAGCACCTTTGGTAACCAAAGGAGCAACGATTGTCGGCACAAAAGCGCCGATGGCAGCGCCAGCTTCGGCGCTGTTAGGGTCAATCAAGCCAGCCGACGCACCGCCAGTAACCGCGCCGCCCAAGGCTTTGGTGGCCAAGTTAGGGGCTTGAAAGCCGCCAGACTCGATGCCTGTAGCAACGGGTGTCAGAAAGCGCGCTAATGAAGGCGCCATCTGCGCAACTTTTTTAATAGGGGCCGCAATAGCGCCGCCCACCGGCAATGTGCCAATGACTTCACCAGTCATCTCACCAGCACCAGTGGCCAAAGGTTGTTTTTTTCTAATGTCGGCAATAGCTTCTTGCTCTGCCAACTTGCGTTGCTCAGCATCAAGCTGTAACGCTTTACCCGTAATTGGATTGCCTGTCTTTTCTAAGCCCATACCAACAAGGCGTTGAGCACCAAACATTACATCACCAATGCCCTTAGAAATTCCTTGCGACAATCCTACCAACGGTTCTCCAACAGCTTCAAAGAAGCCAGCCGCGCCCCTGAGCGGTGCTGGGCCTTTGGGTTGTGCTGGCTCAACAGCAGCAGGCGCATCATCAGTTAGCCATTGATCGCCCACTAAATAGGCTTTGATGCCTTCTTTGTTGGTTGCGGATTGCAAAACGGGTTGCCACTGGTCACCGACCAATACAACGCGTTCGCCTGTTTGAGGATTTGTTGCGGTTTGCAAGCCCATGATTTACCTTTAATCTGGAACAAAGCCTTCAGGCGGCGCGACACCGACAGGCGTAGCGGTGTTACCCGACGCCATGTCCGAAGTAATGAACTGACCTTGACGTTTTTGCATTAAGCGAATAATTTCGTTTGCGGCTGCCTTACGTTTTTCGCGCGGCAAATTGGCGTTTGCCAAATTACCGGCTGCTTCTTTGTACGACGCTGTGTCTTTGTCAGACTGCGGGCCTTCAAAACGTGGCACCGTTTTAAGGACAATATCAGCAATAGGTTGCAAGCGGCCGATAGCAATGTCGCCTTCTGTGGCTTTACCAAAAAAGCCCGCACCAATATCAACTAGACGACCCGCGCCGCTACCCGTGGATTGATCGATAAGACCACCTTCTTTGACCGCGTTTGTAAGCTCGCTAATAACGAGCTTACTATCTGCGGCCAAAGTTTTCTTTTGAGCTTCAGTCTTGGCGTATGTTGCGCTTTGTTTGCCTGCGCCTTTTACTGTACCAATAACTTGACCAAACTTGTTAAAGTTTGTAACGGTGCCATCTTCACCAATAACTTGTTTTGCAACGACATTTGGATTCTCGGCGTTAATCATACGTTCGCGTTCACGCGCGTTAGTCATTAGCTCGCCTGGAGTGGCGGTTTTAGCAATGTTTGCCATGCCTTGGACAGGCTTACCGTAGCCGGCCAACAATGGGTTGTCTTGAATGTTGACAATAACGCCGCCAGCCTCTTGACGACTGATTTTTGGCGCGGTCATTGTCAACCGGTCCTTAGCGTCCAAAATATTGACCAGCATACCTTTTTGCCAATCAACAAACGACGGAGCGCGAGCTATTTGTGCTTTAAGCATGTTTGCTTTTTGCTGGTCAATATCGCCCTTGGCCAAATGCACGTCAATACTGGTAATTGCTTCTTGAGGGCTGCTTAACGCCGCAATGTCTGATATGGCTTTATTTGCTTTGTCAACGCGTTGCTTAAAATCTAGCCCTTCTGTCTCTAACGCGGTTTTTTTAACTAGCCCTTGTTCTTTTTGCGCGGCCAACAATTTAGTTTGCACATCGGGAATCATGTGCCCAGCACCGCGTTCGGCTAACCCTTTTATTAATGAAAGTTCATTAATTTTGCCTGTCTCAGGGTTAAACGCGGATTTATACGCTTCAGACAACGCGTTTTGCGATGCTTCTTGACGTTGTGCAGAACTAAGTTGAAATTGCGCTAACGCGTTTTGATTTTGCGCGTTTTGAATAGATGAAATTTGCCCGTACTGAGCCAAAGGATCAGCAACCTGTATTGGTCTATAGCTAAGTGCTATGGATGGATCGAGAGGCATATTTATTCCTTAATACATTCCAGAAGTATCTATGCCAGCTTCAAAAACATTTGAGGGCAATGTATTTGGAGTTGACGTGTAATTACCCGCGCGGCCAACTCCTTGATTACGACGTAAGGCTTCAACCAAATTATTACCTTGACGGTAGTTTAAGTATGTACCTAAACCGCTACCAATTGCTTGTGCTTGACCCATCCCCCCTGCAGCGCTTGCCGCCGCACCGCTAGTCATTAGGTTACCGACATTCGCCGCATTCGACGCGCCCATTGAACCTAGATTTGTCATTGTGGTCTGACCCATACCTGCCAATGATTGCAATGGATTTAGTTGAGCGTTACGTTCAGCTTGATAGCGGTTAAAGGCGTTTGTATATTCCTGAGAACCCATTTCTTGACCGTACCGCGCGGCCGCCTTGAGAGCGCCACCAGAGATTAAACCGCCACGAGCCGCTGCTTGACGATCAAGGGCTTTCTGCCCTTCAGACAGTCTAAACCCATAGCCAGGGTCTGCTGTCATAGCGCCATAACTAAAAGGCGTGTAATTTGTTGCTAAAGGTATTAACTTATTGAGCGCAGTCTTACCCGCCTCCAGAAAAGGCATCTGGTCTGCGCGTGTTTGTTCGTACTGTTGCTGACCTGCTAAGTACATTGAATTATCTTCTACTTCGACTAATTCTGCTTCAATTTCTTCAATTGATTTTTCTTCAACTGCGTGGAAAGTCATGCAACGCGCGTCAGTCAAAGCATAAACGGCGCGTTTTGTGCCTGGTTTGCTTGAAAACAAGTGCGGCCCAGTAACTTCCTGAATCCCGTCATCTGTAGTAATTGCTACAGTCCCCGACACGATTAAATAAAAATGTTCTTTTTTGTGAATTGCGCCGACTACTAACACTCCAGCATGGCGAAACACTTCGCGGCAATACATCCCGCCGTGAAAATAGTGTTTTGTCTCAGGCTGATATTGAGGTAACTTTGACACTTCAATTTGCAAAGATTTTACTTTGTCAACCATTGACGGTGCTTTGTTAATTTCAAAACCTTTACCGTAAGTAATTTTCATTAAATTACTCCAAAAGTAGGTTGTTGTTGGATGCGGCTTGCATGATGATCCAATTTGTGCCATCAGACACCATTGTTGCCCAGTTCCCAATAACATCCAAAAGAATCGCTGTCCCAGCAGAAGTGCTGTCGATTGGCACAACATTACTGGATGCTGACACCAAAAGCTGTGCTTGCATATTCTTAAATGTGACTTCCCGTCCAGTGTAAGCAGATGGCGCTGGCAAGGTAACGGTGCAAGTTGAGCCTGCTTTGTTGTTGATTACCCAAGACTCATTAGCCGCCAAGGTGAAGTCAGCAGTCTTAGTGACTGGGGCTGCCGTAGTCGAAATTCCCCATGATGGCGCGGTGTTAGGGCCGTTTGCCGTAAGCACTTGACCAGCCGCGCCGGAATTAAGTCTTGCTAATGTCGTTGTGGTATTGGCATATAAGATGTCGCCCACCGAATAAGACCCAATTCCCGTACCGCCATTGATTGCAGGCGTTATGCCATCGCCGCCGCCTGTAACCGTGTAGAGGTTATAGAAAAACCGATACCATTCCCTTGACACTAGCCCCGTCCGTGGATCAATTAGATCAACACGGGGAGCCGTGATCTGGGTGATATTGGTTGTAGCCATTACGCGTTAGTGGGGCTAATCAATAGTTCAGCGCCCACAATGACTGCTTTGACTGGATCGGTCTGCGATACCTCATACACGCGATCTCGCAATTTCATGGTCATGCCAAGCCTACGCCAAAAGACGCGCCTGTAATACTGACCAATCTTGCCCATCTTGCTCAAGTGTTCGTTTGACCATGTGTGCCCACCATCATCAGACCAACGCAACATAAGCTCAGGATCGCTACCTTGACCCGTATTTAGACCAGTACCCGCCTCGCAATCAAGCTGAAGGCTGTGTTGTGCTGTCCGTTTAAGAGTATTTGTGCCAGTTGGCAATGCTCTCCATGACCGTAACCACTTCTGAATGCCACCATTGTCAGCGTACACATTTAGGTCAAGGGTATAGATGTTGCCATTTTGATAGTCACCGACTACCGTATTGCCACCAAAGTTACATTGGCAATTACTACGGTGACGGGTAAATTCACCAAGAGTAGTATTCCAACCAGCGCGTTCATGCCACGCTTGGGTAGATACATCGTAAACCCAAGTGGCATCCCCAGTGGGAAATGTCAGCACATAAAAGGCATGACCTTCTTGCTGATAGGTATACGCTACAGCGTCCGAAATGTTGCCGTATTGGGCGATGGCGTATTCAATAGCATGGGTAGAAATCCTAACGCCAGCGTAGCCATTGGCGCGATAAACAATTCCTTGTCCACGAGCGTCTGTGCCAAGCCAGAATAGGGCATTGTCGAGCTTTGCGACAGAGAACGCTGCTACGCATCCAATTTCGTTAAAAGCGCCTTGAATGCGCGTTAAAGGAAAGTCAGCCAGACCAGCGTTATACCAAACCTCAACCGAATCAGTGCCAAACAACCATGCCTCGCGGTGATCCACATTGATGGCAACCAATCCATCTGGTGAACCTTCGGCAGACGCAAAGTCAAGAGGGTCAACCGAAGTGCCATCAAGCAATTCAGTTACCCACACCTTTTGGGAGTCTGGTTCGTTGTAAACAAAGTACCCATCTAGGTACGCCACAGTCACAGCACCCGTAAAGTCTGGGTCAGTAATTTGGGCAAATACGTTGGTGACTTCGTTGTAGATAAACCCATCAGGATTACAAGCCAAAAACATTTGTGTGCCGTTGTCGGCAATTGAGACTGGGCCAGTCCCCGTGACCGTACCCAATAAAGTAGGTGTAGCGGTCAATCCAGTAACTTTGTAGAACCCAGTACCAGACACAACATAGAAGTCGCTACCGTTGGTCTGGTGCGCCCATAGCGCTCGGATAGGACCAGTGCCGATGGTTTGTTGGAACTTTAGACCAGGCGCTCGGTTAAAGAACGCCGCTGTCTTGCCACCATCAGGGACAATTTCAGGGAAAAGGTTAACGAGTCGATTGTCTGCAGCGTTGATACTGCGAGCGACATAAGACGCACCCAGAATCGGTGTTTGCATTAGTAATTTCCTGCGTAAATGTTGAAGCGTTGACGAGTTGCTATGAGTGAGTAAGGCATAGACATGATGTCATCAGGATTGTTGATGCGCTTCAGATTGCGCTTGGATGTCATTGCAATGCGTTGCACCTGTGGGCTTGGTTCTACGCCGAACTCAGGCGCAATTTCCATTGCCAAGTTGTAAGTAAAGGCGCGGAGATAGCCTGGTGGGAACAAGATGTCAGTCACCAATGTGGCAGGCTGAGTCAGTTCTTCCACGCTAATAAAGTGCCATTCCAAGTCCCGTGTAGGCTTGGGATAGATATACATATCAATATTAGGATATGTCATGTTGACAAAAATGACCTGTGGATACGTTGACGTTACCGTCTTAACAGCAATACCGTCATACTGCTGTTGATTAATCATTTTTATACCGAACGACACATTTGTGCCTGCATCTCGGTAGTAAGTAGCGTCATCCAACAAGATAGGACGATTGCCAATAAAGTCACCGCTAGGGCCAAGCGTACGGTTAATAAATCCAGCCGTCCAAGTAAACACTTGATCTTGTGTGCTAAAAACAGCTAATCGCTCTGTATTCCAAGAGTCAATCATCTGGTTTAACGCCATGAGCGAGTCTTGTGAAACCGATGCCGATGGGGTCTCACCTTCGGCTAATACGCCAAGCAATCGCAATGCTCTATTGATCTGATCGCCAGCCGTGTATGTAGCCATGTTTACGCTCCTTGTTCTGTCACCTCTATAGCAGGCCGTCCAC